TAAGATTGATGCGATAGCTAATCCAACCACTGAGGCGGGAGTGCCTTGGTCATAACCTAGAAAGGAAATCATATGACTGAAGAAAAAAAGGTCATTACGATTGACGATGTGGAATACACTGAAGATCAACTAAGCGACACTGCAAAGATGTGCATAAATCACATCAATTCGCTAGACCAGAAGATCGGATCTGCGCAGTTCAACTTGGTGCAGCTTCAGATGGGCAGGCAGGGCTTCATGGCCGAGCTGAAAGCTGCCCTTGAGCCTGACGCGGAATAGCCGCGCAGCATAGCAAAAACGCGAGGGGCAGCAAAACGCTGCCCTTTTGCGCATCAAATGGTCATGTGCTACACTGCGGCAAGCGCGCAACACCAACGAGGCAACGATGGCTCTGATAAATTTGGAAGTACCCGCTGGGGTTTACCGCAACGGCACCGACTTGCAGAGCATGGGCCGCTGGCGCGATGCTAGTTTGATCCGTTGGATCGACGGCACAATGCGCCCCGTTGGTGGCTGGCGCACAAGATCAAGCACCGCAACAAATGCTATTCCGCGCGGCATGCACACTTGGATCGACAACAGCAATGATCGTTGGATTGGCACCGGCACATACAACAAGCTCTACGTGTACAGCGAAACCGGCACCCAATACGACATCACGCCAAGCGGCCTGACGGCTGGCCGTGAAGACGCGGTATCGTTTACTGGCTACGGCGGTAGCACATACGGCAACTATGCCTACGGCATTGCGCGCCCCGATACCATTCGTATCCAGCCAGCCACGTCGTGGAACTTGCAGAGCTGGGGTGAATACTTGCTGGCCAATAACGAAGACGACGGCAAGGTTTACGAGTGGCAGCTCAATACTGGCACTATTGCCGCGCAAGTTGCCAACGCGCCAATTAACAACAGAAACATAGTTGTGACGGCAGAGCGCTTCCTATTTTGCCTTGGCGCAGGCGGCAACCCGCGAAAAGTGCAGTGGTCTGACCGCGAAGACAATACAACGTGGACGCCTGCTGCAACAAACGAGGCTGGCGATCTTGAGCTGGAAACGAATGGCCAAATTGTGGCTGGAATGAACGTGCGCGGCCAGACGCTTATCCTGACAACGACGGACGCGCATGTGGCGAACTATATTGGCCCGCCCTATGTTTACGGCATTGAGCGCGTTGGGTCTTCATGCGGTCTCGCCGCTAACCTTGCATATGCGACCGTTGACGCTGGATGCTTCTGGATGGGCGTGCATGCCTTCTACGCCTACACTGGCGGCGGTGTGCAGGAGATCCAGAGCGACGTGTCAGATTACGTGTTTAACGACATAAACCGTGGTCAAATCAGTAAGGCGTTTGCCATGTCGAACGGCAACTATGGCGAGATATGGTGGTTCTACCCGTCTGCTGCATCAACAGAAAACGACCGTTACGTCACATATAACTATGTAGAAAACACATGGTCTATTGGCACGCTGGCGCGCACTGCGGGTGCTGATCGCGGAGCATTCCGTCAACCTATGATGGCAGATCCGTCGGATAAGAAAATATACGAGCATGAGGTTGGCTTTGAATATGGCAACCTATCGCCATTTGCAGAGACAGGCCCAATCATGCTTGGAACTGGCGATAAAGTTATCAGTGTCACGGAGATGATCCCCGACGAGAAGACGCAGGGCGACGTCAGCGCCACGTTTAAAACGCGCTTTTACCCCAACGGCACAGAAAGATCATACGGGCCGTTTAGCATGGCTAATCCCACCAGCATGCGCTTCACGGGGCGTCAAGTGCGGATGCGCGTTGACGGCGCAAGGCTGTCGGATTGGCGCGTTGGAGTAAATCGCTTGGACACTGTTGCGGGTGGACGTAGATGACGCAGCAGTACCGCGCACCAGAGCCGCAGGGCGATGACTGGAAGTCATGGGCGCGGCGCATGATGCTGTATCTTGGCCAGACGCGATCACCGCTTGTGCAGCAGACGGGCGGCGAGAGCGCGGCAGAAGACGGCGTGTTGATGTGGGATCGCATAAACGAATACCCCGTTGTCAGTAAGAACGGCGAGTGGCGGCAAGTTGTGCTGGAAGACGGCCACGCTGACTTTATATTGACGTCTGACGTCACGCCTGTTGCCGCCAACACGGCGTACAAGCTCACATATGATGCGCCCAGCGGCAATGACGGCATCACGCAAGGCACGCCAGCGTCGCGGATCGTGTTCGAGGAGGCGGGCCAATACGTCGTATCGTTTTCCGCGCAAATATCATCAACGTCAGCCAGCACGGTTCACTTCTACTTCTGGCCCAGCGTCAACGGCACCAACGTGGCAGACAGCGCAATGACCACTGCGCTGCACCAGAACAACGCCACGCTGGTCACGTCGCGCACGCAGATATTTACGCTTGCAGCGAATGACTACTTTGAAGTCAATTACATGATCGACAGCACGCAAGGCTTTTTGAATTACACCGCAGCGTCCTCGCCGGTGCCAGCAATACCCGCGTCAACTTTAGCGATTACGAGGCTTCATGGATAAAGAGCTTGAGAGATGCCGCGAATGGATTGAGGCCGCTTTGGAGTATTCCGGCGGCACGCATGACTTCATCGACGTGGCCGAGGGTATATACAAGGGAACGATGCAGCTCTGGCCTACGCCGAGGGGGTGCATAGTCACCGAAATAGTGGTATATCCGAGAAAGAAAGTTTTAAACGTGTTTCTTGGCGGCGGCGAGTTGGATCAGATTTTAGAAATGCATGAAGATGTGATAGCATGGGCAAAAGCGCAAGGATGCTCTGCGTTGACCATGACGGGCCGGTTTGGCTGGAAGAAACCACTGAAGGCGCATGGCTGGGTGCCACTGCACGCCTCATATGTGAAGGAGTTTGAATAATGTCAGGCGGCAAGGGCGGATCAACATCGACAAGCGTCGAGATTCCAGAATACATTGAAGAGGCTGCGCGCCGTAACTTGGCAAAGGCCGAAGGCATTAGCCAGATTGGCTATGTGCCGTATTTTGGGCCAGATGTTGCCGCGTTTACGCCGTTCCAGCAGGCTGGCTTCCAGCAAACCGCTGACGTTGCGTCTGCGTTTGGATTGGGAACGCCAACAACGCAAGCTGATATTATGGGCGGCATGCCAGAGCCAACGCAGTTTGCTGGCGGTGTACGCGGATATAGCGCAGCTCCATTGTACCAGCAGGCCGTTGACGAGCTTGCCGCGCAGCGCCCAGCGCAGGCGCAATACATTGAGAGCTTTTTCATTGATCCCGTAACAGGCCAAGCCGGAACACGCGTGCAGCCTGCTGTTGATTACAGCACTATGGGTACGATCGCAGACATCCGCGCAGCAGATCGCGCAAACGAGTTGGCGATTGCACAAGCACAGGCGGCTGCTGGGCCGCAAAATGTTACATATGAGACAACAAGCTTTGCGGCTAACCCAAACTTGGCTGTGCAGCCAAACGACCAAATATTTAATATCGCGCCGCCAGAGGTTCAGATTGCTCAACAAATAATGACGACTGACCCAACAAACCCTGATTATAATGAGGCTTTCCAAACAGTTTACGAATACCAAGCCGCGCAGGCAGCGCAAGACCCGACAGGGCAATCAACTGGATTTGGCATAACGCCGGAGATTATTGATGCTGCGGGTGTTGATGCATTTTTGCCGCCAACAGTTCCCAGCGACTACACATTAGACCCCGCAATTAGCGCAGCGATAGATGAAATTGGCTACACGCCGATAGAGGGAAGGCCACTTGCTGCAGGCGAGCAGGCAATATTGGGCTTAGAGCCACAAGAATACACAGGCTTTATAGATATGATTGATGGCGGCGGCCCTAATGCGGCTGGCGGCCCATTCGAGGGCGGCGGGCTGCTGTCTGATGTTGGCAACTTTATTATGGGTGGCGGCATAACTGGTGCCGCAATCGGCGCTTTAGAGGAGGCGCTTGGTATTGGCCAAGCAGCGCCCTCCGCACCAGCAATAGACCCAAATAAGAAAACTATAAGATACACGCCTTTAGGTGATGGAACTTCATCGTATCAGTTATTTGACGCTGCTGGCAACTTGCAGCAAAGCGGGAACCAAGCCGGAGACATAAGTACAATGTTTGGCGCAGACACGGCAAGCAAGTACAACATAGTCGAAGAGGCACCGGCGACCCCACCGTCGCCTGCCGACACTGGCTCTAGTGATGTAAACGCAATAATGGAAAGTATATTAGGGCCAGCGGTAAGTGTTGGCGACCCGATGTTTGCAGGCGGCGCGGCTGGGTTTGTGGATCCAGACTTGCCAGCGCCAATTATTGTGCCGCAAAGAGATGATAGTTTTAGAAATGAACCGATTTCTTTTGCGCCTACCACTGGAAGGGCCACAATCGCCCCTCCATCAAAGCCCGCTAGGCGCGGTGGCGGCGGTGGCAAATGATTTACAAGATAAGTAAAGGAGCAGCATAATGGCTGGACAAGGTGCAAAAGGCGGCGGTCAGGTAGTAGCGCCAACAATGGGCGCAACGCCTACATTCGGCATGGCCCCGATTACGCCAACAGCGCCGCAAGTCGCAGCGCCTGCGCCGCCGCCACTGGCCCCGACGCAAGATTTCAACGTAAATCTTGCATCCGCTGGCGCGTTACAGCAGGCGATGGGAACCGCGCAAAGCGGGCTTGGCTTCACGCCGCGCCAGATCGAGGCGGTCGGATACACGCCAGCACAGATTGCTGGCACAAGCCTCGCGCCATATACCAACCCGTATGAGGCGCAAGTCGTGGAGCAATCTCTGGCTGATCTTGAGCGCGCACGCCAGATGCAGCAAAACTTAGGCGGCGCGCAGGCAACACGCGCCAGAGCGTTTGGCGGTTCACGCCACGGCATTGCTGAAGCGGAAACCAACCGCGCCTTTGCCGAGCAGGCGGCGCGCACTGCGTCAGGCTTGCGCCAGCAAGGATACCAAGGCGCAATGGGTATGGCAGGCCAAGACATCGCAGCGCAAAACAGAGCCGCGCAATTCGCAGCCCAGCAGGCGGCGTCGGCTCAGCAGCAAAATCTGCAAGCTCAGCAAGCCGCAATGGGTACGCGCTTGAGCGCAGCGAGGCAGCTCGCCGGACTTGGCCAGCAGGCATTCGGAACAGGGCAGGCGATCCAGCAGCAGCAGATGCAGCAGGGTCTCATGCAGCAGGGATTGCAGCAGGCGCTTATCGACGCGGCGCGCGGCCAATATGCAGGCTACACCGGCGCGCCTTCGGCGGCGCTCGCAGCGCCATTGGCGGCGCTTGGGGCTACGCCAGATCAGTCAACGACAACAGAGTCAATGCAGCCGGGATTGTTCAACTATCTACAGCTTGGCGCAAGCATGTTTCCGAGGTAACACATGGACTACCGCCAAGCAGCCAGAGACGCGGCACGCAAATACGGGATAGACCCCGAAATGTTCCTGCGCCTCATACAGCAGGAGAGCAGCTTTAGGCCGGACGTCGTAAGCCCGAAGGGCGCGATCGGCCTCGGCCAGCTCATGCCTGCCACGGCGCAGGAGCTTGGCGTAGACCCGACAGATCCGCTGCAAAATTTGGAAGGTTCCGCGAGGTATCTGAGCCAGCAGCTTAAACGCTTTGGCAGCCCAGAGCTTGCGCTGGCCGCGTATAACGCTGGGCCAACGCGTGTGGCTAAGCTTGGCAGGGTGCCAAATATTGCGGAAACGCAAAACTATGTGAAGACGATTTTAGGAGAAGGGCAAACCACGATGGCAACTCCATTCGATAGGGCGCGCGAAGAAGAGCTGCGCCAGCAGATGCTGGCCACCGGCATGGCACCACGAACAGCGCCACGCGCGCCACTGTCAGCGCTTCGGCAGGATCGCCCACAAGCAGCGGCAGCGCCGCAGCAGCGTAGAGGCGGCTTCGGCGGCATCATGGATTACCTTGGAGCGCCAAGCCCGACGACGGGTCTAAGTAGAGCGGAGCAATTTGCTGCGGCGCTCGACCCGCTAATTATGCCGGAGCTGCGTGCTGGCGAAGCGATCAGGGCGCGCGGCGCGCAGCGGCAGGCGGCTGCGACAAAGAACAAGACAGTCGAGTATCTGCGCAGGATGGGTTACGATGATTATGCTGACGCCGTGGAGAGCGGGTCAATCGGCGCAAAGGATATTATGAATGCGCTGGTTAGTAAGTCGCTGGAAGCGCCAAAGGACACAAGAACAGCAGGAATGAAGGAATATGCGGAGGCCGTTAAGGATGGCTTTAAGGGTACGTTCCTTGACTACAAGACGGCCATCAGTAAGGCTGGAGCAACAAGCATTTCAATGGGTAAGGGGCCAGATGAATTTGCTAAGTTGGACGCAAAAACGTTATCTGAAGTGGCCCAAACTGGCGCGGCTGCTAAAAGAAATATTGCTCGCATAAATCGTCTTGAAAGTCTTTTGGCAAATGTTCCAACAGGTATGACGGCAAATCTGAAGCAGCTGGCGGGCAACTTTGGCGTCGCAACAGAAGGGCTTTCCGACATTCAAGCGGCTCAAGGTTTAATCAACTCCTTAGTGCCAGAGCAGCGTCCGGCTGGTTCTGGGCCAATGTCTGACGCTGATTTGGAGCTGTTTAAGCAGTCTCTTCCTAGAATTGTAAACCAGCCAAACGGCAACCAAATTATCATCAACACAATGCGGGGCATCGCCCAATACGACGCAATGGGTGCAGAGATTGTCCAGAGATATAGAAGCGGAGAAATAACAAGCGCAGAAGCGTTTGCCCAGCTAAACAGCCGACCAGATCCATTTGAAAATTTGCAAATGCCTTCCGCTGATGTCGGGGGTATTGAAATGTCTGAGGAAGAAGCGCGCCGCATATTAGAGGAAGGCATTTAAAATGGCTGAAATGACATACGCCGAAGCCTCCAATATTCAAGCGGCAATCGCCGCCTTGGAAAAGCTTGAGGCCGCCGGAACGATAAGCGAAGACGGTCAGAAGGCGCTGGACGCTGCACGCAAAAAGCGCAAGCCAGCAAGGCAGGCTGAAATTGAAACGATCGCCACATATCGCGGCGCGCAGAAAGGCGTCAGCTTGGGGTTGGCCGACGAGATTGCTGGCGCATACCAAGCGGCAAACGAGTTGCTCCGCAAGCGTGACATCGAGGGCGCAAAAACAGCATACGCAAAATATCGTGACCTTGTTCGCCAGCGCGACGAGGCGGCGCAGCTTCTGGCCCCAGAGCAGTTTGCCAAAGGCGAAGTCGCAGGCGGCTTTGCGGGTGCAGCAGTACCCGTCGGAACGTCTATGCAGTTGGCTAGAGGATTGGGAACGGCAGGGAAGGTTGCAGCTGGCGCAGGCACAGGCGCGGCGACAGCAACGCTGCCAGAGTTTGCTGGCGGCGAAGGAGGCTTCGGGCCACGCATGGCAGAGGTTTCGCCGATTACTGCGGCAGCAGGAGCAACAATTGGCGCTGCTGCGCCCGTAGCGGGTCGCGTAGCTGGCGCTACAACCAGAGGCATTCAAAACATAGTGCGCGGCGGCGAAGAGGGGTTTAGCGGAGCTGCGCTGCGCAGAGTTGGCCGTGCGCTGCAGAGGCCGCAGGTTGCTGGCCAAGATATTCAAGCGTATTTACGCTCGCTGGGGCCAGAGGGAGTAGTCGCAGACATTGCAGGATCACCACGCAGCATGGCGCAAGGATTGGCCACCATGCAGGGCGAGGGAGCAGACGTCTTGCGCAGGCAGCTTGAGCAGCGCGCAGGCGGCGCAGGAGAGCGTGTAGAACGGGTTATGTCTGAGCGTATCGGCCCCGCGATTGCGGCGTCTGAAGAGCGTGCAGCGCAGGCTATGCGCAAGTCTTCTGAGCTTGGGCCAATGTATGATGCTGCCATGCAGAGCGGCGCAGAGTTCGACATCAGCGCGTTGCGTTCTGGCTTGGTTATGATGGCAGACGATGCAGCGGCTAACGTCAGAAGCGGCTTAAACGCCGTTTTGCGTGATCTGGGCAAGGAGGGGCCGGTTTCGGCGTCTAAACTGCACAACGCCCGCAGCGCCTTGGGTGACGCGATTACGTCTGCCAGAATAGCTGGGCAAAATAATAAAGTCAGGCAGTTGATGCCCATATTGGATGAGATGGACAGGCGTCTTGATGAAATCCCAAACTACGCCACAGCGCGCGCCGGATATGCCGAAAGCTCACAGATTGAGCGTGCGGTGGACAATGGGCGGTCTGTGTTTGCTGGCGGCCCGACATCTGCGTTGTCGCCAGAAGACTTAAAGGCAATGCTTGATAAAATGAAACCGCTTGAGCGTGACGCATATGTGAAGGGCGCGAGAGAATACATTGCCGCCCTTATGGGTACATCAAGAAGCGATGCGGCATCCGCGTGGCAGCAATTTGACAAGTCTTGGAACCGCGAGAAATTGCAACTTCTGCTTGGCAAGCCTGACGCGGATGCGGTCACGCAGAGGTTGTTTGCCGAAAAAGAGTTTTCCGGCACGCGCGGCGATGTTTTGGCCGGATCGCAAACTGCATTCCGCGAAGAAGCCGCAGAAAGTTTGGCCGACATCAGGGAGCCAGACAGCATGCGCAAACCTTCACCCATCGCGCGCGCCTATCAGGGAATGTTTGCTGATCCTGTGAACCGCATGATCGACGAGGTGCTTTATGGGGCCAAGCGGTCAAACCTAAATCGCGAGATTGGCGAATTGCTGTCGATGCAGGGCGCAGATCGTGACAGACTGGTGCCTGTTCTGCTACAAGAGGCTAAGCGGCTTCAAGACCCAACACGCGCGCAGCAGATAACAGACGCGCTTGTGACTTTCGGCCTGACAACTTACGGCGCAACACGCGGAGAATAACATGCAACCACAGCCAAAAGATCGCCGTGAAATCGAAAGCATCGTGCAGAACGCGATCAGCGAGGCCGTTGACTTCGTTGAGAGCGAGATCAGCGAAGACCGTATTAAGGCGCAACGCTACTACGACGGCGAGGTTGATATTGGCCACGAAGACGGGCGCAGCAAGGTTGTGTCAACGAAGGTGCGCGACACGATCCGCTCTGTAAAGCCAAGCCTGATGCGGATCTTCATGTCCACTGCGAGGCCGGTAGAGTTTATCCCGAAGGGGCCAGAAGACGTTGCGCTGGCCGAGCAGGCCACCAGCTACATCCAGCACGAGTTCACGCGCCTAAACGGCTACCGCGTGCTAAACGACGCCTTCCAAGACGCCATGGTCAAGAAGCAGGGCATCGTGAAGGCGTATTGGCACGACTACCCCGTGGCCGAGATATACACCTACACCGATTTGTCTGATGATGAATACACGTTTCTGATCCAAGAGGATAACGTTGACGTGATCGAGCATACGATGGAAATGTCGATCGAGGTGGACGAGATGGGCATGGACATCGAGCTTCCTGTCCATTCGGTCAAGATTAGCCGCACTGAGATGAAGGGCGAGCTGCGCATAGAAAGCATCCCGCCGGAAGAGTTTTTCGTAAACCGCGACTGCCGGTCATTTGATGACGCATATGTCGTGGCGCACCGCACAGATATGCGCGTCGGTGATCTGGTCGAGATGGGCTTTGATTTTGACGTCGTGTCAAACCTGACGCCAATAGACGGCACAAACGATATGTCTGGCGCAGAAGTGCTTGAGCGCCAAGGATACGAGGAAGACCTGTCAGACGAAGACGAGTTAGACCCAGCCATGAAGCTTGTGGGAATTACAGAAGCCTACATGCGTATGGATGTGGACGGAACCGGCGTGCCGGTGCTGTACAAGTTTCTCTGCGGCGGCACGTCATACGAGCTGCTAGACTTCATGCCGTGCGACGAGATCCCGTTTGCCAAGTTTGAGATCGACCCAGAGCCGCATAGTTGGTACGGACACAGCCTGTCTGAGCTGGTGGAAAACGATCAAGATGCAGCAACGTCTATTCTGCGTGGCATCTTGGATAACGTGGCTATGACCAACAATCCGCGCATTGGGATTGTGGATGGCGCAGTAAATATTGACGACGTGCTGAACAACGAGATCGGGTCACTTGTCAGAATGCGCCAAGCCGGATCTGTGCAGGATCTCAGCGTGCCGTTTGTTGCTGGCCAGACGCTATCTGCGCTGGCATATATGGATCAGCTTACCGAGCAGAAGACGGGCGTCACAAGCGCCTCTGTGGGGCTTAATCCTGACGCACTGCAGTCCACCACCAAGGCAGCCGTTCAAGCGTCTGTGCAGGCCGCTGCGGGCCAGACAGAGGTAATGGTGCGTAACTTGGCCGACGGCCTGCGTGACTTGTTCGGCATCATGCTGCGCCTGATGAATAAGAATATGGACGAGCAGAAGATGATGCGGATGAACGGGCAGTTTGTGCCAGTTGATCCGCGTGTCTGGGATACGTCTATGGACAT